TTCACCCTGTTTGGATGTGGCATGCTGACGCAGCCAAAACGCCGCGATGCCTCGATGGGCTTTATCCCAAATACGCGCCGCTTTCTTGAGTTGGCTTAGTGGTCTGGTAGTCATATCGCACCCCGATAGTGTTTTAATTTAAGTTCGGCGATTTGTTGGCAGGTCACGCAAAAAGCCACGCCCGGAATCGCAGCGCGGCGAGCTTCCGGGATTGGTGCGTCACATTCTTCGCAAAGAAAACGGGAAGGCGCAGCGATACGGCTGCGCGCGTTGCTGATGTGGCGCTCGCGGTCTTCCTGCTCGCGCTGTTGTGCTAAATCCATTGAGTCGGCCATTAGTGCAGCTCCTGTGATTCATTCTCAAAGCGGGTTGCTTCACGACGCAGCAGTTCGGCAGCTTCGGTGCCGCTCATACCCTCTTTGGTGATATGGATAGCCAGCGCCTCAAGGCGGATGGAAACAGCGAGCGCGCGGTCTTTACGCTCTTCTTTTTTGGCTTCTTTAAACAATTCATCCAGCGTGTTTTTTCCTGCATTTCTCGGCGTTGAAAAATAAACAACTCGACTCATAAATCCTCCTGAATTTAGGCAAAAGAATACCCGGCGGGTTTACGCCATTAATTTCTGCCGTTGGCTAATTCGGCATGGTTAGCCGTTTTGGAAATAAGCTCACTACAGCACGAAAATGATTCATCGCTGTAATAAGCGCTTTTTTCTCGTCAGTAGTCAGCTCACTTAATTCGAGCTCATGACGAGCCGCCGGTATTTTTGCCAGAAAGAAAATAGCGGCCAGCGCCCGATTATTTTCTTCAAATTGTGGGTCACGTTTATCGCGCATATCATCGACAAAACGCTCAACCTCTTTCCAGCTATCGCCCCAATATCTCGCGCGCAATTCAGCCACATGATTAAGACCGGCCAGACGTTCACCCGCTTTTAGCGGAACAGTCGCGGAAACAGCTTCGATAGCCATGATTCCCCCTGCTTTTGAGTAGAGAGGCCAGCCAGTAAATCAGCCTGTGAGCGGCTAGGGTGCCAGCGCTTGCCGTCCTTACCTGCAATCCAGCCGTGGCCGTAATGCATGCCTGGGCTTTGTTTAACGAGCAGAGACGCGAATGACGGTTCACTTTTCAGCATACGCACCTCAAATCAGCCCGAAGGATGCGCCAATACCGCTCATGGTATCGACTACGCTCGACATGGCAGGATTAGTCTGCAGACGCGCATGCAGCGCCATTGCCGATAATGACAACATGCGAATCCCCGCATTTACGCTAGCAATCATGTTTTGTTTTTTGGCTGGCGTGAGGCGGTCGCCGGAAACTGCACCGCTTGCCAGTTCGCCAAGTTCACTCATTGCGTGCATAACGTAGGATTGCAGTTTCTCTTTTGCCAGCTCGTTGACCGGTACGCATGGCAGACAATGGATCTGCGCCAGAAAACCATCGACGAGGGTCGAGTCTTCGGTCAGATCTGTCAGTGTCCAGACTTCACGCGGCGTTAACTGGTGCGGCTGTTCTGGGTTGAGTTTGTTGTAAAGCGTATGCGGCTTGATTCCGGCTTTATTCGCTAGTTCTTTCACGTTATGAGTAGCTGCGAATTTTCTGCAGGCCTCGTCAAAGTGCGCATGTGACGAAACACGAAAATCTAACATGCTGTAACTCCCTTTAACTTGCAAAATCAAGTTCAGTTAAGCGATGACTGTTAGTTGATATAACGGCAATCGATAGCTTGCTGGGTCAGTTTGTCACGCCATGCTTTGACGTTGATAAGGGTGCGGCTACGCTTAGCGGCTTTTTCTTTGCTGGTAACATCTTTGGTGGGAGCTTTGATAAGGACGCCCTCATCAATCCATTGCCAAACCAGACGCTCGCTAACGCCACGGGCGGCGGCGAAGTCTTTTACTGACATGGTGTCTAACATCGCTGTACGAATCATGTTTTGCATGGATAGCTGCATCATGGTTACAAGCGCGTTGAACTGACCAGCGTCTAGCAATACAGTTTGATTTTGTAAGTTTTGTGCGTCATGCAGCGGGATTGATTTTGCATCTGACATATCGCATTATCTCCTGTTGTTTGAAATGTAGTGCAGTGGTGTGCATCTTGGTCGATGAGCACCAATATAGATCGCTAAATTTTGGTTGTAAACAAAATTCTTGTTGGTGTGATATGTCTAAAAATGATGTTAATGCGCCTGCCGCATTGGAACGAGTCCTTTCTGCATACGGCTTTAAGCAGCAAAAGGAACTAGCCGAAAGGCTTGGTATACATGCAAACAACGTGAGTAGTTGGCTTGCAAGAAACGTAATCCCAAGCAACGTTTTCGTTGAGTGTGCTCTTGATACGGGGGCTGACCTGCGATGGCTAATTAATGGTGAGCTTGCAAATGCAAGATTTGAGGTGGTGAAAGCTAAACTCAAAGGAAAGCAACTCTATGATGAAATCATGGCAAATGGAGGGAGGGCGGTTCTGCGTCGGATTCTCGATGCGTATGGTTTTACTCTGCAAAAAGAGCTTGGCGATTTATTAGGTATATCTTCGGGCACTATAAGCACTTGGGTTAGACGCGATTTTTTCCCCGGTGACGTGGTTGTCACTTGCGCCCTTGATACTGGCGTATCGTTAGAATGGTTATCTACCGGAAAAGGCCAAATGCGTAATAGTAATGATGGTGAACCGGCAAATGCTTTAACGATTAGAAAGTGCCGGCTCGAGGCGGGCGAACTCAAAGATATCGGACGCTGGACTCCTGATATATCTATGGCTCCGTCAAATACTGATGATTTAGTGTTTATCGATGGTGTGAGCACATCTTGGCTTGTTGATAGTTCTAACTCGAAGATAGGAAATGGTCGCTGGCTTATTGGTATTGATGGCGCACTCGATGTTTTTGACGTAATCAGGTTGCCAGGTGGAAAGGTCAGGTTATCCAATAAGTCTGCTGAGTTTGAATGTAATCTCTCAGATATCACACCATCAGGTGCGGTTATTTTTACTTTGGAAAAGCATGTTTAAGGAGCAGTAATGAAAAAGTTTTTATTTTTGATGGTCTGTATCGGACTTTCTTCCTCAGCCTTAGCCGCTGAGAAGTTTAAAGAGATTGATAGTAAATCTTTTGGTGATAAATGGCCGCTGACCTTTGAGCATGCAAAAGTATCATGTGTAAATAGTCACTACGTTTTTGTTTATGACACTGATACGGATGAACGCTATCCCCTAAGCGGCATGGCTAAGAACGCCGTCAAGTCTGGAAAAATGGAAGGGCGAGATTTAAAAGAAGTGCTAAAAAAAGACCCTAGAGATCCATTAGAACGCGTTGATATTGGTCCGGTTTTCAGTGAAGCCATAGCACTATGTGAATAAAAATATTTGGCCTCGGTGTAGCTATGACAGTAAGTAAGCAAAAAAATGGTAAATGGTTATGCGAGCTTTATCCAAATGGTAGGGAAGGGCGGCGTATACGTCGGCAATTCAATACCAAAGGTGAGGCCGAGGCATTCGAAGCATTTACGAAAAGTGAGAGTGAGGATAAGCCGTGGCTTGGCAAGAAAGAAGACCGGCGGCGCTTAAGTGAGATAATCCAGCTTTGGCATAATCTGCATGGACAGGCTTTAGTTGCAAGTAAGTCACGATTGGCTAAATTGCAGATTGTATGTAATGGTCTTGGTGACCCTATTGCATCCCGCCTTACTGCTAAAGATTGGGCTCACTATCGTGATAAACGGCTTCGTGGCGAAATAGATAATGGATATCACAAAGACCCTGCAAAATGGATCGCCAAACCGATAACCGTTAACCGTGAGCAGCAGTATTTAGAAGCTGTTTTCAATGAGCTAAAGCGGTTAGGGGAATGGAGTCTACCTAATCCGCTTGATGGCATTCGTGTCTTTAAAGAAGCTGAGAAGGAGATGTCATGGCTGACTTTGTCTCAACTCCCTGAGCTGTTTCGAGCCTGCGAGCAATACGGCAAAGAAGACCTCACCATGATTGTTAAGGTGTGCCTTGCAACCGGCGCTCGATGGGGGGAAGCGGAGAGATTGACCCGCCCGCAACTTTCTCCATATAAACTGACGTTCACCAAAACCAAAGGTAAGAAGAATCGCACAGTCCCTATCCCTAAATGGCTGTACGACGAGTTGTCCGAACGTCAAGGCAGAATGTTTAAACCCTGCTATCAGGAGTTTAAAAAGATGCTCAAACTAACGAATATTGAATTGACGGAAGGGCAGAAGACGCACGTTTTGCGTCATACTTTTGGTGCGCATTTTATGATGAACGGCGGGAATATACTGGTGCTGCAGAAAATTCTCGGGCATGCCAATATTCGAGAAACAATGAAGTATGCACACTTTGCTCCTGACCACCTTGAACAAGCTGTCACCCTCAATCCGTTATCGCTGTATGTTGGCGACAATGTGGCGGCAGAGGTTGCATAACACTGCAATTCATTGCATTAAGAATTACTTTAACTAGTTGTTTTATATGGTAAGTACTTGTTTGCTACGGGGTGTTAATAGGAGCGTCTTAACTAAGAACGCGCTTTCGCAACATCCGAAAGCTTGTAGAAAAGAAGGGGCTGGCATTACGCTGGCCCCTTTTTTATGGGTTTGCTCCACGCCATAGACGGTTGCATGATTAGGTTGGGTCTGTGGTCTCAACGCTGAGTCAGAAACGGCCAGGCCCGTTCCTTAGTTTAGCGAGCGCTCCGCACGCCGGTGTTTAGCCTGATACATATTTCGATCGGCCAGTTCTTGTAGTTTTTCGGCAGTGGCATGTTCCCATGTCAGCGCAAAGCCAATACTCAGGGTCATCGTTATCCGCTGGCCGTTATGCAGTTCAAAAGGTCGATTAAACGCCTGGGATAGCGCTGCGCAAATACGTTGTACTTCATATTCCGAATGTACATCGTAAAGCACCATCGCAAATTCATCGCCGCCGAGTCGGTAAGTCTGATAACGGCTACCACCGAATTCCGCTAATCTTTTGGCAACCTCTATAAGTACGCGGTCGCCTGCCGCATGTCCCCAGGTATCATTAATATATTTAAAGTTATCGCCATCCAGAAATAACAATGCCGAACTGCTACGAGCGGAATTGTCCTTCATCAGCGCGTTAATACAGCTGCGAAATGCCGCGCGATTGGCAAGCCCCGTCAGCGGATCGTGCAGCGCGGTACGTAGTAACTGGGCATTTTTAGCCTGAAGCCGTAGCTGCCATTCTTCCATCTCATCCAGAAGGCTATTGAAATCCTGCGCAAACAGGTGAAATTCCGCAATACGCTCATCAGGTACCCGGCGTGAAAAATTTCGGTTAGTGCGAACGTCGTGTACAACTTCAGTAATATTTTGCAGCGCATCCACAACGCCATTGTGTAAATAACGCGTGAGCAGCAGGGCAATGCCGGATGCCAGCAGAATACACCCTGTCAGCACTGCCAGCGATAGCCAGATAAAATGACCAATAAGGCTGTCGCGGGCGACAAGCCGTACTTCGCCGATAGCCCTGCCGTTGTGCCAGACGGGTTGTGATACCGGCAATGGAAAAAGCCAGTGGCTAATTAAGCCGATGAGCTTATCGTCTGCGGCTCGCGCATCATAGCGCCATGAGGCGATAGTACGGCCATTTTTATCGCGGACCTCCGCCGCTGAAAATTGTCCCTGGCGTCCCAGTGTGGCGAGCGTTTCCGCTGCGGCCGCGTTATCGGAAAATACCAGTGCCGCTTCAAGGCTATGGGCCATTGTGGCGGCGGTCAAATCGAGATTCTTTTGCGCATACTGTTTGAGCGTAAGGACAGACGCAACGCAAATTAATAGCCAGATCAATGTCATTGTAAGCAGCACGCTGATTATACTAATCCGCCGTAGTGTGCGTTTAAATGTTGGTCTGGACAGAGAAAATTCCTTATTCAT